TAAAATTGCTAACTTAAAACTCGCAATTAATGGTACTACTGATACTGCAAAAGTAAAATTTGGGTCTAGTTTCACAAACACGCTTGGCGTTAAAGGTCTTACAGCATCTAATGGTACTACAAGTATAGAGTCATACGCTACTCTAACCGCAGATAATACTGGTATTAATGGAAACGATATTGCACTTACAGATACAGTCGGTACAGTTCTTGTCAATGAATCCGCACTTGCAAGTGGAAAACTTGCTGGTGGTGTAGACGGAGGAACTCATACGATAACACTAACTGCTTCAGATGGCTATACCAATATTATTACTGCTTCAAGCTCAGAAACCAGTACAGAAGAGGGTATCATAGTTTATTTTCAAACGACGACATCAAACGCTGTAACAGCAGCAAACCTAAAGAATGCTATAAATGCGCTAGACAAATATACTGCTACAGTTGCCGATACCGTGGTTACTATTACTCAAGAACGGGGCGGTTCTTCAGGTAATACTACTATTGCTTTATCAGATCCTTTAGCAGATGGCATGACTGCTGTTGACTTTACAGGCGGTACAGACTCAGATCTTAAGCTTCAAGGCTCACACAACGGTATAGACTGGATTGATATAGAAACCTTAGATACAGAGTTTCCTGGAACTACTGGCGTTTATGCATACTATCCCGACTTATCTAATATCTATGTTCCTTACTGGCGAATGCTTTGCAACAGTGCTGGCGTAAATGTTGGTACAGCAGGAACAGCTAAATTCTTTTACTCGTATAAATAGGAGGTGACTTGTGGCAATCGAAACAGCACCCGCATTTGTAACTACTACAGTTAATGGTTATACCATTAGAACTACAACCACATCTTCCCCCTTATCCCACACTAATAATTCTTTAGTTAGTACTATCATTTTACCATCAGCAGATGCTATTGAAAATAAAAAGATTATTATGGGTCTTGATATCAAGGTAGCATTCGCAAGAACAGCTACTTTAAAACTAGAAGCCTCACATAACGGCACAGACTGGATTGATTTAGAAACCTTAGATGCCTCTGTATCTTACTCAACTGGTATTCAGTCCTACCTTGTAGATTTGACAGGTGTATATACACCTAACTTTAGGTTTCATTACAACACCTCAGGGTTTGCTGTAGGTACATCGGGTACTTTACAATTCTTTTTTGCTTACAAATAAGCTATGAGTATTAATGACCCTTTATTTTCCCTAGATATACTAGGAGCATCTGATGATATTACTGCTTCAAACTGTATCTTAAGACAAAACAAAACAGAGCTACTGGGTAGAGGCACTTTAGGTGATATAGTTTCTATGCGGGATGATATACTAAACAACAGAGGATATAGAGTACCCGAGGCTTGGGATCACTCTTGGTCTAAAATTAAAGGTCCCGTGTGGACACCCGCATCTATTACTACAGGCGCGCTAGAAACATGGATATGTCCCGAATACTTTAGACCCGAGACAGATAATCCTACTTTATGCATTGAAGCCACAAATAGAGTGGACGATTCTGTTGCATTTGAGCAGACGGCCACTATCCTGATGCCGGAATTAGTTGAGGGTCTTAAGAATTTCCAGGGATTAAAATTTGATGGTGAAGATGTAATGAAGGCTGTTAGTAATACTATGTGGAATGTAGGCACTAGTGATTTTCTTATGGCTATGGTAATTGATGCAGATGGGTGTAATGAACGAGAGGCGGTGGCTACAAAAAAAAATACTGATGCGTTTGCCCTTGATGTCAATTTTTCAGCGTGGGATCAATTCGGGGGCAACTCTGATATAGTTTTCGCTTGTAATGGTACTGATTATACCGTAGAAGTAGATGTGGGGTCGGGGCGACCCAAAGCGTTAATTGTGTGTGGCAGGGAAGAAGGCTACCCTACATTATATGCTAATGGTACATTAGTGGTAAAGGGTCTTACAGATACAGCAGATCTTACTATAACCTATAAACCGTGGTTAGGAGACAGGCTTTCGTTCAGTGGTGAATTTAAGGGAACCATATATGAACTGGTTTTTATTAATGCCAGTATGGACGACGAAAGCCGTAGACTTGATTCAGTGTTAAGAGAAAAATTATCTGGTTATCTCGCGTGGAAATATGGGCTTACTGACTTATTACATTCGGGACACGCTTACAAAAATGAACCGCTGAGAGAATCAGTTGTTTAAGGAGGACTATTATGGCTAAGAAGAAGAAGAAGAAAGGTAAAACAAAAGCAACACAGGGTGCTAAAGTTGGCAGCAGTAAACTTAAGGCTACTACACTAGCCAGAAAAACTAAAAAAGCGAATCGAACTAAACCTGCTCTCGGGAGATAAGAATGTCTTTACAAGATAATCAACAGGGTAATGACTGGCACCAATATAGAAGATTGGTTATTGCTGAACTCGAGAGAACTAATACTAAGTTAGAAACTATGGATAAACGATTATCAAAGATAGAACGAAATATTGCTATACTACAAACTAAAGCAGCTTCATGGGCTGCTGGTATAGCTATTGTAATTTCTGGAGGCGTTAGTCTCCTACTTAAAGTCCTTTGACTCGGGGGAACCGAACAATCATAAGGAGAACATACACATATGACAAATGACAATCTACTAGGCAACGAAGGTGAGACTCCATTGGAACAATCTCACGAAAAAACACCAGAACAACTTCAACATGAACATGAACGAAATGCCTTTGCTACACATGTAGAAACAAGTGAAGAAAAGGTACCAGATAATTTTGAAAATGCTGGTGCATGGTTCGATAGCCTAAAAGAAGCACAGAAAGGTTTTACACAAGCACGACAAGAGATTGCTGAACTAAAGACACAGCAAGAAACTATTGTTCCAGATGTAATACCCGAAGAACAACTAACTAATGAACTACGGATTCCACAACCTTCACAGGTAGAGGAACAATCCGCAGCTCCAGTTGGTGTAGACGAAGGAACTTACGAAGCTTGGGGCATGGAATTTGCTGCCAGCGGTGAGTTCTCAGAAAGTACTCGGAACGATATCAAGCAACGTACCGGGTTTTCAGACAGGATGCTTGAAGATTATATCACAGCACAGAAGTCTAGGCTACGAGAATCTTACTCGAAGGCTGCTAACACAGTTGGTGGTCAGGATAGATTAAATAAGATTTTTAAGTGGGCTAGTAATAACCTTCCGGCTGAAGATATGCAGGGAATAAATATGGGTCTCGCTTCACCACAATATGAAGTAACTCTCAGAGGACTAGCGTCGATGTATGATAGCTCAGTAACAGCCACGAAAGCAAAGGAACCCGTCAAGAACGAGAACCTTACGCAGGTTGCTGCTAGTCAAAAAGGTATATTACCTTATCAGAATCAACGTGAATTCAAAGCTGAGAGGAATGATCCTAAGTTTCAGTATGAGCCACAGTACCGTGATATGGTACAACGTAAGATGGCTATAACAGACTGGAACACATTACCTGTATAAGGGAACGCGGAACCCAACTGGGAAACTTAAGTTGAACTGTATAAATCCCCCTCTTAATCGAGGCAACGGATAATACTAAGTTACTAAAGTTCCGCTATGAAAAGGACTCGAAAGAACAATCCTAAGTATATAGTAATTTTAATAAACCGCATAATAATTTTACTAAATTTTTTAGGAGGACATATTTATGTCTGCTGCAAGTAATTTAACACAGGGACATCTCGCATATCGTGAAAACGTTAGTGCAGAGGTTTCTGGCACTAATGTAACGGATGGCGGAGCAGGTAAGCTTTGGCTACCGATTTGGTCAGGCGAAGTTATAAATGCATATGATGAGTATAATGTATTTGAAAGTATGGTGAAATCCCGTACAATTCCTAGCGGTACCACGGTTGAAATTCCAATCACTGGTACGGTAGATCTTCAACCTGCTTGGGATGCTGGTGTAGAACTAGTAGGCGGCTCGGACGCAAAGACTTCAACATTCCAACTCAAGCTCGATAAGCGACCAATGGCCGCACACTTCGAGATTGATAACGTTGATATGATGTTGACACAGTGGGAGTTTCGTAATGAACTCGCACGTCAAGCTGCTCAGACTTTAGCTAATGCTAGAGACAAGCAAATTTATTCGTATCTAGCTCGCTGTGCTGTGACAAGCCAGATCACAAACGATCCACGTCCAAGTCTAAACTTGGATACTGCCATTTTTGGCAGCGATAGTACCGATACTCTTAAGTTGAAGGATTGGGGTACGTCTGCTGGGACTGCTGCTAATCGTGCAACAGGTGCTCTTTCTGCTCTTGAGCAGGTCGAGAAGTATATTGTATTCCTTCAGGAAAACAATATTCCATACGATAGATTGTATATGTCTATAAGCCCTCAGTGCTTCATGGATATTCGTGCTCTTGGTGTTGCTCGTTCCTCACCCGATCTCGGTATTGGTTCGACAGAAACAGCAAGTCGCCCAATGTTCGCTGGTGCACAAGAAACAAGTCTTGGTACTGGTTTGAAGGATTCTTATGGTCAACTTGCCGATACACTTGAGTATATGGGTTGTACTATCATGAAGACTAATCATGGTTCTGATAATCTGAGAGATACCTCAGGTGGTGTTACCTTAGGTGAGGCTAAGTACAATCTTGACTTCTCTCTAGGTGAGTCGGGGAATGATACAACCTCTATTATTGGCGGTGTCCGTGCCGTTATGTTTACTCCAGAGGCTGTTGGTGCAATTCGTTTACAAGGTCTTAAAGTTGACGTTGTAGATGATATTCGTCGTAATACAACCTTTACGGTTGCTTCGATGATGAACGGTACTGGTGTTCTTCGACCAGAGTGTGCGGCAATTATCCACACACTTGATGGTTCTTCTGGTGCAGTTGACAACCGTACACAACTGCGTGAAGCAGCTTATATGGATGTTGATGCTGATGGCTACGCACAAGCGTAATTAATCTGATAGAAATATCATATGCCTTGGCTCCCTTAGCGGGGAGTCAAGGTTTTAACAAAGGAGGATCGGTAACATGGGTAGTATTTCTAAGTTAGATGCAGTAAATCATATGCTGTTAATGGCAGGAGAATCTTTGGTATCCGATCTAGAGGAAAACTCTGGACTAGATACAGAGACAGCACAGTTTTGTTTAGACCAGTTCATTCGTGACTTTCAGATGCGTGGGCTTGCTAATAATCAATACATTAAGAAGACAACCTTGACTGCTAAGGGGCAGGTTACACTGCCTACAGCTCCTTACGATACACTGTCGGCTGAACTAGCTTCAGACCACTCCAGTGTCGAGAACTTTAGAATCGTTGGCATATCTAAGGGTACTGTTGACAAGTACTTATGGAATGTTACTGATCAAACCGATCAATGGGCTAAGGATATTGAGTATACTATAGTAATAACTCAAGCAATTCCTTGGGAAGATATGGATACTCCAGTACAACGTGGAATTCTTTCATCCGCTGCTCGTCAATACCAAATGGTTACACAGGGCGATGGTGATGCTGATATGTATTTATCGGGTCTAGAAGCATTGTACGTAGCTAAGGCTAAGGGTGCTGATTTAGATGACCGTAGGCGTACAATATTCTCTGCTGCTCCAGATAAGTTGAAAGCAGCCAGAGATAGACGTGGAAGTAATGCTACTGACTTTAGGTACTGGCGTACTACAAATTCTGGGGGGTAATAATGGCTAAACGTAGATCTGAATCATCATTCTTTCCAATAAAGATACCTATCAATACCCTCAGTGGTGGCGTAGGTAGACAGGCTCCTACTAAGAGACTTCCTAGTGAAGTACAGGACATGAATAATATATTTTGTACTACAGAAAGATCTGTAGATAAACGTAACGGCTTCAGTCCTTTAGATGGCTATGGTTTAGATATGAATGTGGATAGTGTGGAGCATGATATCTGGTGGTATTGGTTCTTAGTAGGCAAGAAGCAACAATATATCATTGGCTTAGATTTTGATGCTGGTAGTACTGATCAAATATTATATGTTTATAAACTAGAAGACGATGGCTCAGTAAGTAAACAAAACATAGACCCAGCGTTTGTAGACATGGAACCCAGTGATCCTGATTGGAATGATGACTTTCGTGATATTAGAAACTATATCACACACGGCGAACTAGAATCATCAAAGGATACTTTAAGAGCTGTATCTGTTGGCTCTTCTGTTCTCATATTAAACACAGAAGTTAAAGCTGGTTTCTCTAGTGATGGTACTGATAACTTTATGTTTGGCTTAGACGGCAATAAAACCGAGGATATAGATATCAAGGGTCGTAAGATAGAATACCAAACATCTATTACCGTAGACCCTGAGGGTACTGGCGAGTATTGGGTAGCGGGTACAGATTACATATGGAAACAACGTGTAATAGATGGTACTGTAGACATGACAGATGATGCTTCTAGACACTTGATATATACAGTTAAGACTGGCTTGGTATCAGGCAGTTTACCAGGACCTTCCACTGGAACTTATATTTACCATCCTGGCGCAGAAACAGGTGCTTATGATTCCACGGGTGAATACAGTAAGTACATCCCAGTAGAAGACTATGTATATCCTGATGGGACTGAGCTATACTTAGGACAATCTATTTCTAAATGGTCTGACCTTAAGTTTCCTCCAGATGCTACTGACTTAAATGCACACAATGGTGATTCAGATACAAACGAAACTGTTAGAACTTTATATCCCGAGTCAGGAAATGCTTCGGGATATGGAAAGATATACTATTTGAACCAATCATATCTTAGTAGTACACCTGGCTGGTACCGAGTAATAAACACTGAAGATACTCCGTACTTAGAAAAGGTACGTACTCCTGATGAGATGGGTGCTATAGATCAAAATAGAATGCCTATGCAAATCTATCTAGACGAGGCTAATAATCAATGGTCTATACGTAAGGTAGACTGGGATCCTAGAACATCTGGTACAACAAAGAGTAACCCAGGTCCCTCGTTCTTTAAGGACAAAGATAAAAAAGCTAAGCAAGTTAAGATAAAAGCTATATCATACTATAGAGACAGATTATTCCTAGCATCTGAGGACACATTAGTTTCCTCTAGGCTTGGGAACTTTGATAACTTTTATATAGACGACCCCGCAAACATAACCTTCAGAGATCCTGTGGATCTTAAGGTATCATCAAATGTATACACCCCTATTACCTTCTTACAACCCTTCAAGGACTTCTTGTTCTTAGGTACGTCAGGAGATACACAGTATGAACTGATGGGATCAGAGAACCAGATATCTCCATTGACTGCTGAGATAGCTCCTACATCATTCTTTCCAATGACTGAGGATATGTCTCCACTTGTGATGAATAACAACCTATACTTCTTTGCTAAGAATCGTTTGTTCATATACTTCCCAAGCTTCGAGGCAACGGGTCAACAAGCATTTGAATTATCACAACATGTACCAGAGTACTTACCAGATAACTACTGGGCATCTGCCGTATCCGCAGCTCACAATATGATATTTGCTGTTGGTGGTGATAGTCCAAGTAATGAACTTTTCTGTTACAGGAATCAGACAGCTGGTGAACAGATAGTTCAGAATGCTTTCTTTAGATTTACTTTACCTACCTTCTTTAAGATTCAAACTGTAGCCTGTATAGGTAACCATGTATATCTCATAATAAAACAACCTAATGCTAAAAGTGAAACTATTATGCAAGTACATAAGATGACCCTCTTACCAGAAGAAGGTAATACGCCTAGGTTAGACAACCTAAGAGATACAATTGCTTCAGCAATCGAGTACGACTCTACTAACCACGAAACTAGTTTTAATGTTCCTATTTCTTTACTTACTTTAGATCAGTTTATAGCTACTGGTGGAGATCATTCAGGATCTATACTAGACTTAACAACCATAGAAAGCGAATCTACGGATACACACACTCGTGTTAAAACATCAGGTAACTACAGTCTACTTACTTCTGGTTATATAGGTACAAAAATAAATAGCGAAATAACTCTATCGGATATCTTTGTACGAGATGAAAAAAA